TCCTTCTTGACCTTTGTCCACTCATATAACGAAAATAAAGTAATTGTTAGAATAATTAAAATTTTAATTGTTTTTTTTACCATCTCTTTCAACAAATAGTGCATACCCTAGTAAACAATAATTTATTACATCACAAAATCTTGAATCAATGGGTTCAGATTTTTTTAAAGAAGCATTGTTTGTATGTGTAATTATTGATTGTATTTGTTTGTCAAAAAATACTGACCATACTTTTAATGGTGAAAGGTTTAATTTTTCTGCTGTGCTTTTGAAGTTTCTAAGTACATCTAAACTTTCATTTGTATATTCTGGTCTTTTGCCTTCCATAATCTTGGTGGCTCTTTGTTTTAGTTCTTTTGATATAATATTAAATTCCTTTTGTGTCATCAAATAATGGTTTTAATTTATCGTATTTTACAACATCATATTCTTTTATTTTAGATAAAAGAATTAATTGTTCTTTTTTAGCTTCTTTAATTTCTTTTTTAGTTGAATCAAACCCTAGATTACATTCTATATGTTGCATCTTAGCCATTAAATTATCAATAAGATTTTTTATTTGAATATTAGTTTCATAAGTGCCAAGCAACTGTTTGGCTTCTATTCTGTTTAAATCATCAATTGTTGGTGTCATTTTGTTAAATTTATTAATTCATATATAGGTAATAAAATTCCTTTACTTGTATTTTCGTCACCACCTATTATATCTTTATTTGTGCCTAAATATTTTCTACAAAGTTTTTTTAGTTTTTTTGTTGAAATAAAAATAATATTATCATTAGACAATACAAAACAATACCATTTGGATTCAGTAGTAATAATTCCACTATCTTTTTGCCTGCTTTCATATTCCACAAATACATTTCCAGTTTTACTTGCTTGTCTATCAGTTTTAACTTCTATTTTTTCTTTTGTTAAAATTTTATCTAAATATTTTTCTCCTATTTGTCCAAATTTTAAATCGTATCTAAAATCGTTATTATGTTTCATACTATTAAACTTCCATCATTATTTTTGTTATCCCAAGTGTATTGTGTAGCTACACCAGTTTGTTTATATTTTTTCCATTGTTTAAATGCTGTTCTCCAAGCCAACTTACCAGACTCAATCATATCATCTGACATTGAATACACCACTACAGAAAATGGGTGTTGATTTTCTATTGCAATAAATCTAAAATTTTCTGGTTTAAAACCTAATGCCTCACTATAAAAACACGCTTGTAGGTGATAAGCATAATAATAGATTGCTTTTCTAAATGCTGTTGGTGAAGCATCTTGACAAGTTTTTATATCCATAATAAAATCATTTTCTTTGATGCCATCTGGTCTTATTCTGCAATCAATATTTTCTATTTTACCGTAGTATGAAATTTCTTTTTCTGTTAAAGAAAAAAGAATTTCCATTGCTAAATCATTTTGCCTGTAATTTTTAATTATCTTTTGAATGTTGTTATTCTCTTTATGTGTAATAACAATTTTATCTGGATTATCTTTTATAAATTTTTCTTTTGTTTCTCTACCTTTTATTGTTTTTAAATTTAAATCTTCTGGTAAGGTTGCAAGTTCATCTGTACTATCTTCTAATAAAACACTATGAACTGCACTACCAAAATTCATTGAAGTTGATGTAAAGGGTTTTTGATTTAAGTGATGAAAGACAGATTTTTTATAGATAGTTTTCAAACCACTAGCAGAAATACTATCGTGAGAATGATATTGTTCGTTGCTATCTTTTATCTTTTTCATAACATAAAAAAAAGGGAGGGAGAATTGTTGCTTCCAAACAACACATTATATTAACCCAATCTAAAAAAAATGAAAAAAATTTCTCCACTCCCATATTTAAAGTATAACTATGAATTAAACTAAAAAGGTAATCCATCTTGATTACCACTCACACTACGTGTTTCTTGTTGCTGTTCTTGTTTCGGTTTACCATCATTCCAAACTACACTTACATTTTTACCAAACTTATCAGCTTCTTTTTTTTGTGATATTCTAAGGCGAATATATTTGTTGCCTTTAAACTCCTCCACAACTTGTGGATTCTCTTTTATTTTATTCAAACTAATTGTTACATTATAAAATGTACCAAACTTACCATCGACTGTTTTACCAGTACCTAAATATATTGTATCTGCCATAGTATTTATTTTAAAAGTTTATCATTAGGATTATCCATTTTTTCACCAGTAGCACACCAGTACCCAAAATTATATGCTGTTTCCAATACATCACTTTCTGATACATTGGTTTCACCATTTAATTTATAAAAGTCTATTGATGCTTTTAAAGATGATTGTCTGATAATCTGTTTTTGTGTTTTATCTATATAAGTCATAATTCAATAATTAAAGATTTAAAAAATCCTATTGTTGTTAATTTCTCCAACTCACTTACTGTAAAAGAATTTGGGTTTTTAAATTTATTGTGCAAGGTTACGGTAGTGATACCTAGCTTCTTTGCAAGAATAAATTTCTTCATTTCCATTTCTTTTAACCTCATTTCCAACTGTACTTTATTTAATATTGCCATATCTAAATAATTTATTATAGATACAAAACTAAATAAAATTTATTAAAAATAAAAATTTATTATTAAATTTAAAAAAATTTATTTATTATTACAAAGCAAATGTTATTGTACTCTAATAGATATATTATTATTATATATATTTTTTCTAAGAAAAAAATATATATAATAAAATAAATAGATATACTAAAATTATTATATCTCTTAATTTAATAGATATATCTATTATAATAAAATAACAATTTTTTTTTAATTTAAAAAGTGTTTATATGACAAAAACAAAAAAAGATAAAATCCTTGAAGAAGCGAAGGCGAGCATCAAGGTTCAAGAAGTTATTGATGAGTTCAATAATAATAGACGTACAAAAAAATTTTTGGCTTTTTCAAGTCAAAGGTCAAGCAAGTATCTAAGAGAAATTGACAAAGATTTTTATGATTTAACACAAGATACAATTCAGAAACTTGCAAAACTGGTTGTACTTACTAATGCAAATAAAATGTTTCACCTTGTAGAATACAAAAGAAAAATACAAGAAAGCAATCAAAACATTAAATGGTTAGTTGATAACGTATTAAAACATTTAGAAAAATGAAATTTGAAGTATATGACTATGACAAAGTATTACAAGAAAACGATAGTGCTACGGTAAAAGAAATTTATGTAAATGATAGAAGGGAAAAACTAGAAGAAATATTTACTAATGGATACCCACAAGGAAACACATCACACATAAAGAAGTTAGATGAAAATTTTAGATGGCGTAAAGGTTTTTTATATGCCTTTAGTGGTTACCCTCAATCTGGTAAATCTGAAATCTTAAATTGGTTTATGGTATTAGTTGCTAGAATGGATAATGAAAAGATTTGTATGTACTCACCAGAATCAAATACAAATGAATTGATATGTAATTTAGCAAGGGCATATCTTGGTAAAAATGTAGATAAAGAATTTGATAATGTTTGCAGTAAAGATGAATGGAATGAAGCCTTAGATTTTGTAGATGACCACTTTGTGTTTTTAGAAAATACTGATGAGATGCCTTCAATAAAAACTTTGATTGAAGCATTTGAGAAACTACAAAAAAAAAATTACAGCTATTTTCTAATTGACCCATTGAACTGGGTATATGAATCAACACAAAATGATAATATCTATAACTATTTAAAACTATCATTAACAAGTTTAAAACAATTTGCAAAAACAAATGATGTGACAATGATATATGTAGAACACCCTAAAACACCAACACCAGTAAAGGGAAAGATACCTAGAGCAACAGCATTTAGTTTGGCAGGTGGCACAATGCACTACAATAAATGCGATGTAATGGTAATAATGCACAAATTAAATGATGAAGAACTTGAAGAAATGGTGAAGGCTGGTGAAATATTATCAAAAGTTTTAGATAATAATAGCAAAAATATTAAATTTGTTTTATTCGAGAGTGTAAAAATAAAATCACAACGAATAAATGGAATACCTGGAAAGGTAGTTTTACAATATGATTTAATTACAGGAAGATATAAATAAACAATTATGGAAAACAATCAAGCAATGCAAATTATAATTAATAGTGTAGAAAAAGGATTTAGTAAGGGGTGTTATAATATGAGTGAAAGTGCAATTATTTTACAAGCATTTGAAACTTTGGGAGTAAAGCTACCAGAATTTAATGCTGAAGAAAATGTACAAGAGGAAAAAGAAATTACAAAGAAACAAATTAAAGATTAATTATATCTTCAAATGTGATTCGAAAACATTTGATGGCATACAAATTATAGGAAATACAGACAATCCTTGTAGGACAACTAAAAGTATTTGGATTGTATATAAAGATTATTCTAATAAATACCTTTCATTTAATATTAATCAAACTAAAACTAAGTTTAGCTTTGATTATGAATTACAAATCTGGGAGAAAAACAAAGAAAATTTTTATAAATACAAAAATAAAATTATAAATAGACAAGAATTTATCGTACTTTTAAAATGTGAATAAAAAAGGTAAAGATAAATTAGTTCAAGAAATAAAAGATTTTATAAAGAAATATCAAGAAGTTGCAATTACTGAAGATAATAGAATTGCAAACAATGATGTCAAATGTTATAAAAGAATAAGAGCATTGGCTGATATGTTTACCTATGAACAATATTCTGAAAGAACTGAAGAAATAAATAATATGATAAATGATTTATGGGTGTTATATTATTATTTTAAAAACAATCAGAACAATCAGAAAACAACTTATGAAAATATGTACAATAAATATAGAGATTAATGAAAATAGATATTAATAAAATTAAAATGAATAAAGAAAATCCTAGAGTAATTAAGGATAATAAATTTAAAAAATTAGTAAAATCTATAAAAGATTTTCCAGAAATGTTAGAAAAACGTCCATTGGTAATAGATGAAAATAATGTAGTGTTAGGTGGAAATATGAGATTGAAAGCATTAGAATATTTAAAATATAAAAAAGTTCCAGTAATTCAAGTAACAGATTGGAGTGAAGAAAAGAAAAAAGAATTTATAATAAAAGACAATGTAGGATTTGGTGAATGGGATTGGGATATTCTAGCAAATCAATGGAATATAAATAATTTAAATGATTGGGGACTAGAAGTTCCAATGATGTTAGAAGAAAATAATAATTATACGAAAAAAATAGAAGCACCAAAATATGAACCTTCAGATAAAAAACCTACATTAAAAGAATTATGTGATGATAAAAAAAGCAAAGAATTAATAAAAAAAATAGAAAATTCAAATTTAAATAAAAACGAAAAAGAATTTTTAAAAAAAGCATCATATAGGCATATTATATTTGATTATAGTAAAATCGCAGATTATTATGCGCACTCAGATAAAGCAACGCAGGAATTAATGGAAGAAAGTGCACTTGTAATTATTGATTTTGAAAAAGCAATTGAATTAGGATATATTAGTTTAAATGAAAAAATAACAAATCAATATATAGAAGAATATGGAAGTGAGTAATAAACAATTTGCTGTTTTTATATTAACGTATGGAAGAAGTGAAAAAATATACACTTTAAATACTTTAAAAAAACAAAATTATACAGGTCAAATTTTTCTAATTTGTTCTGATGATGATAAACAATTGCCTAATTATAAAAAAAATTATAATAATGTTATTGTTTTTAATAAAAAAAGTTATCAAAATAAATTTGATATAGGAGATAATTTTAATGATAATAGAGTTGTTGTATTTGCTAGAAACGCAGTTTATGATATAGCAAAAAAAATTAATATAAAATGTTTTATTGTTCTTGATGATGATTATACATCTTTTCGATATACTGCAGATGAAAATAATAATTATTTAACTAAGTCAAGAAATATAAAAAATTTAGATATTATGTTTAATAAATTAATTTCATATTATTACCAAACAAGTGCAAAAACATTATGTATTGCGCAAGGTGGTGATTTTATAGGTGGTGAAAATAGTCGAGTATTTAAAAAAAAACTTACAAGAAAAGCAATGAATTTTTTTGTTTGTTCTACAGACAGACCATTTCAATTTATAGGTAGAATTAATGAAGATGTAAATACGTATGTTAGATTAGGCACTTTAGGCGATTTATTTTTTACTATTGCTGATATAAGACTTGAACAATTAGACACTCAAAGTAATACTGGAGGACTTACTGAATTTTATTTAGATGGTGGAACTTATGTAAAATCTTTTTATACTGTTTTGTTTTCACCTAGTTGTACTAAAATAAATTTAATGGGTAATAAAAATAAAAGACTTCATCATATGATAAAATGGAATAATGCTGTACCTATAATATTGGAAGAGAAATATAAAAAATTATAATACTTTTGTAAAATGAAAAGCAACAAAATACAACATACTAAAAAAGCATTATTAGAATCTTTAGAAAAATCTTTAGGTGTAGTTACGACAGCTTGTAAACAAGTTGGTATTGATAGGACTACATTTTATAGGTACTACAAAGAAGATAAAGAATTTAAAAAGCAAGTTGATGATTTAAGCAATGTGGCAAAAGACTTTGTTGAAAGTCAATTATTTAAACAGATACAAGATGGAAATCCTACATCAACAATATTTTATTTAAAGACTAAGGCAAAGGACAGGGGGTTTGTCGAAAGACAACAGATTGAACATAGTGGGGGAATACAAAGTAAATTGATTGAATGGACACCAGCAACAAAGAAAAAATAGAATGTAATATACAATTCTATCAAACTTTAAATAGCAATAAAAGAATTATAATACATCAAGGGGGTTCAAGAAGTGGAAAGACGTATGCAATATGTCAGTGGATAATTTATTTACTAACAACTGAAAAAGAAAGATTAATTATAACAGTAGCAAGAAAAACATTACCTGCATTAAAAGGTAGTGTTTATAGGGATTTTATTGAGATTGCTCAACAAACTGGTATATATTATTTTGCAGAAATCAACAAAGCTGAATTAACTTTTCAATATAAAAATCATCTAGTAGAATTTATTTCTTTAGATAATGAAATGAAGGTACGTGGAAGAAAAAGAAATATTTGTTTTCTTAATGAAGCAAATGAATTCTTTTTAGAAGATTTTAACCAGTTAGCATTAAGAACAACAGGAAAAATAATATTAGATTTTAACCCAAGTGATGTAATACATTGGATATATGAAGTTTCAAATAGGTCAGATGCAGAATTATTTGTTACAACTTATACCGATAATTTCTTTCTTGACCCAGAAATCAAGAAAGAAATAGAAAGAATGAAAGAGCAAGATGAAGATAGGTGGAGGGTTTATGGTCTTGGTGAAAGGGCAACATTTAAGCAAGGACAGATATATGATAAATGGAAATGGATTGACTATAAAGATTTCCTTAACAAAGAACATTGTGAAGTTGCTTATGGCATTGACTTTGGTTTTACAAATGATGAATCAACAATAGTAGAGGTTAGAAGAAAGAATGATAGATTATATGTTCACGAATTG